TAATTGCGGGAGATTACAAGGCTTTTGACAAATCAGTGTCTGCTGAAATCATGATGCTGTCTTTCGACGTCCTAATCTCTATTGCTGAGAGAGCAGGATATACCAAGGAACAATTGACCATTATGCGTGGAATTGCCACTGAGATTTGCTACCCTATGTACGAATATGATGGGTGCTATGTCCAATTGGCGTCTTCGAACCCTTCGGGGCATCCGCTGACGGTCATTATTAACAACCTGAACAACTCCTTTTATGAACGTTATGCGTATTATGCAATGCATCGTGGTGAAATTGTGCCACCCTTTGCGGAGCGTGTTCAAGCCATTAATTATGGTGATGATAATGCCATGAATGTTCATCCTGATGAAGACAAATTTTGTCATACATCTATGGCCCATGAATTGGGAAAGGTAGGTATCACTTATACCATGGCTGACAAGGAAGCTGAATCTGTACCATTTCAAACGTTGGATGAGATTTCTTTCTTGAAGCGTGGTTTTCGTTGGAATGAAGAACTTCAACACTGGGTTGCACCCTTAGAAGAAGCTTCTATTTCTAAGTCCCTTCACAATTATATTAAGCGTAAGGGTTCTGATACCATGCCTGAGGAGATTGCTGCTCAGTCGATTAAGGCTGCGAATATGGAGTACTTTTACCATTCGCGTGAGACATTTTTGAAACGTCGAGAAGAGCTACAACAGGTTGCAAAGCGAGCTGGCATTGAAGCCTTTGTTCAGGATCTGCCTGATTATCAGGATCTCTCTGATCGATTTACGGGCTCCCGTAAGGGTTTGCCTGTTGATGTTCAGCCTGATGTCCCTCTTGATACCCAATCAGAGGAGATTAGAGTTGCCTTTGCTAAGGAGGACCCGTTCTACGTTCGACCTGGCAAGAAAATTAAGGAATCTTTCTTGATAGAGTTGGTGAAAAGTAATTTCAATCACAAACCCGTTGTAGAAGATCAGCCCTTTGGTTGCTGGTCAATCGGATGCCCCGATTTGATTTTCGAATATGGAGGATACGAGTTAATCATTTGTGTCGAGACTAAGGTCTTGTCCAATAGAGCTACCACTCGTGAATCACGTCTTAAGAAAGTCAAGGAACAGACTCGCCGATACACTCGTGCGATGTCTGCCCTTAAACCTGACTCAATGGTGCTTGGACTTTATTGCACCGAGGATGGTTTGGACTTCGAAATTTGTTTTGGGTACAAAGAAGATGTTTGGAAGAATTTCCAATTCGATGTCCCGGAACTCAATCATTGTGTTTTCTCCAGACCAGGTATGTCGTAAAACTGCCAAGCCCGTATGTCCCATGGGCTGTCCTGTACATAGTTGAAGAGGACCGTCAGGTATTGATTACCACATCCCGAGTTTGTCACTCTGGATGGAGGCTTTCCTGGCGTCACATTCCCCTCGTGGAATACCCCTATTTAGGGGAAGTGTCGTGAGCTTGACTTTTGTGTTCCTTGGGATTACGCAGTCCCTTGAGAATTGTAAATAAACAGCGTACTTCATGTTATAATAAACAAAAACAATATAAAAATAACCAAACTTTAGGAGTGGATTTTGTAACTCCAGGGACGGATGTGCCCGACTTGTTGGATCAACAGGCTGGTGAAGATTTAAACATTACCATTGCCAAGTCTGCCAATAAGATGAATTCTGAGATTACCTCGTTTACTGATCAAAACCCATCGTTTTTGTACCAAGTAGATTCTCAACCTGATGAAACGTTTAATGTTGCGGATCAAAAGGACGTTACTTTGGGTAAGTTCTTATCGAGGCCTGTTCTAATACAATCTTTCGATTGGGCTACAGGCGCACCTAATATTTATGAGCGCTTTAACCCATGGAAAGATTTTTTCTCAGATTCACGTATTGCAAATCGTATTGCGCATTACGCCTTTTTGCGTTGTAAATTGCGCGTTCGTGTGTTAATCAATGGTAACCAGTTCCATTTTGGGAGAGCGATTTTATCGTATATCCCGTTGCCAGGTTATGACGAACTTACGAAGGACCGAGTATTTGTACGGGAGGACATTGTCCAGGCTTCACAGCGTCCCCACATTTATATCGATCCTACCTATTCTCAAGGAGGTGAACTTGCTTTGCCTTACTTTTACCCTAAGAACATGCTCGAAATTGCAAATTCCGAATATGATCAAATGGGTGAGATGGTTTTGCATACAATTAATGTACTTAAGCATGCCAATGGAGCGGATGATAATGTTACTATTAACATATTTGCTTGGGCCGAAGACGTAGTTCTTTCCGGTCCGACCAATGCTACATCCGATGATCTTTCACCCCAATCCGGGGAGGATGAGTATGGTCAGGGCATTGTTTCTAAGCCTGCTGGTATTGTTGCTCGGGTTGCGAAGAAATTAACTTCTATTCCACCCATTGCACCATATGCCAGAGCTACAGAATTAGCTGCTGGGTCCGTTGCCCAGATAGCTAGCATGCTAGGCTATTGTCGACCAAATGACATATCCACTATTTTGAGTGTTAAACCTCAATATGGTGGTAATATGGCAAACACCAATTTGGAAGATACTGCAATTAAATTGTCAGTAGACGCGAAGCAGGAATTAACCCTCGATCCGCGTACAGTAGGATTATCTGGTGTAGACGAACTTGGGATCAAGAACCTAGCCCAGCGCGAATCGTATTTAACTACATTCGACTGGCAAGTGTCAGATCTCCGGGATCAGAAACTGTTCGGTATTGCTGTGACACCAGGTCAGACCGCTGTTTATTCAGGCGGTCTGGGAGCTAATGAAGCTCATGCCACGGCGATGGCCTTTGCCAGTATACCATTTCAATGGTGGCGAGGAACCATCAAGTTTCGATTCCAAATCGTCGCTTCCAACTACCACAGAGGACGTATTCGCGTGGTTTACGAACCATTCGATACAGCGCCGTCCTTGGACTATACAACGAATTACAATAGAATCATTGATCTTGCAGAAGAGAAGGATTTTACTGTGGAAATTGGTTGGAATCAAAATGTACCTTATAAGCAAATGCTGAGGCCATTGATTGATGGAGAGCCCTTTGGGCCCACCTTTGTCAATCCCTTTGCTAGCGCTTTTTCCAATGGGATGCTATCTTTGCACGTCGTCAATGACTTGACTGTGCCGAATTCTACCGTTAACAATGATATTCAGGTTAACGTTTTCGTCTCTGCTGGTGATGATTTTGAGGTCGCTGGACCCGCATCAGACAACATGAGGCGATATACATTCTATGACCCTATTCCACCTGCGCTTGATGCGCAGGTAGGTGAGGATGTAGTAGACTTGGAGAAGACGACTGATCCAAGTGCTCCCATGAAAGATACAGATGAGTTTGTAGGCTCAACTCAGATGGATGATAATGATAAAACTAACCACGTGTTTTTTGGTGAAGAGATCAAATCGTTCCGACCTTTGTTGAAGCGCTACGCTCTCACTTTACACGAAACATCTCCTGAGGATGCTACGGGGAATTTTTGGTGGAGATTACGTCTCCCAGCTTTCCCTTTGTCGCGTGGATACGTTCCAGTATCTCCGGCGGTGTTCCCTGATGTTAACGTGTGTGAGATGACCCTTTTGAATTGGGTCTCAGCCGGTTTCACCGGCTGGCGTGGTGGAATTAGACATAAGCTCTTTGTGGGGCTAAATGATCTGAATCCCAATAGTGACGAGTCTTCCAAGCTCACATTTGCAAGTGTGACGAGAGAACAGATGTACACGACTGGCAATCCTTACAGTAATGGTTTTTCTACTGTGGATGCTACTTCTCGTGTCGGCACTTTACTTTCTCAACAAGGTGTAGCAAATAATTTCTTTAACGGAGGGACAGCAAATCCCTTGAGTCGGAATCCAGTCCAGGATATTGAAGTCCCATTTTATTCGAATTGGCGTTTCTTGCCGTCGAAGCGAGACTCTAATAATATGAATGGATTGTTCCGCGTTAATCCCCCTACTTATCAGCTTTTAGTTCGTGCTGATGGCACTGAGGATCGTCCTCAGGTGTCAGACTTCGTTGCCACAGGAGAAGATTTTAATTTATTCTTCTTCACTGGTTGTCCGGTCTTTTATAGGGGAGAAACTTTTACACCGGCCTAAGGGCCAAAACCTGTTAGTGTGAACAGGTTGCACAACATCACATAAATTCTAGAGAGTGACCCTCTAGTCGATGCTGCAATTCTTTATGCATATCGGGGTTTTAACCCACGTTGAATTTTAATAGCCATCTAGGTTTTGGATACGTGGGTTTCCCACAGTATCATTTTACTAGGTCGCAGATTTAAAAGGAGACGGATTTCTCGAATAGGTCACATGTTGGGCCTAGTTCGTGGAAAAGGTCAACATTCC